TGCCTTATGTTGATACGGCAGATAGCAATAATTTAAAAATAAGAAATGCAGCTAATAATGCTTTTGTTACTGTAGGTTCTGTCGATTCTGCCAACTTAGGATTATTACCAAGAGCAGGTGGTACGATGACAGGTCAGCTTTTGGCTGATGATAGTGCAGGAGCAGGTGCTCCAGCTATAGCTTTTGATGGAGATGCAGATACGGGAATATTTAGAGTGGGAGCTAATACTATAGGCTTTGCTACTGCTGGTGTTGAAAGAGTAGAAATTAGTGACGCTGGATTGGATATGAGTAATGGATTACCTATTAGATTTCAAGATTCTAGCGGTGCTCCTTTTGTTGCCTTAAAATCACCTTCTTCTGTCAGCAGTAACGTAACTTTCACATTACCTGGAGCAGACGGATCAAACGGTCAGATGTTACAGACAAATGGTTCTGGAGCGTTATCGTTTACAACTGTAGCAGGAGTACCAAGTGGATCTGTATTTTGCATGGCAGTAGCTACGGTTCCATCAGGTTATTTAGAGTGTAATGGTGCTGCTGTAAGCAGGTCAACTTATGCAGTTTTATTCGCTGTTATTGGAACGGCTTATGGAGCAGGGAATGGCTCTAGTACGTTTAATTTACCTGATTTGCGTGGTGAGTTTGTTAGAGGTTTTGATAATGGAAGAGGTGTTGATAGTGGCAGATCCATAGCTTCATCTCAATCTAGTCAGTTTGGTCAGCACAATCACAATGTAAGTGCTTCATCGAGTTCAAGTGTTACTGATCCTGGTCACAAGCACACCATAAATCATAATTTAGGAAACTTAATAAGTAGTGGTGGTGCTTTTGGTATGAAAGACAGTGGTACTGCTGATCGTATGAATAATGCAACTACAGGAATATCTGTCTCTACCACCACAACCATTAGCCAAAGTAACCGAGGTGGTACTTCAAACAGTTCTGAAACAAGACCTCGCTCAATAGCTATGATGTATGTAATCAAAATTTAATTATGGCGATCCAACCTGGTACATATAATTTTACGTTGCAGCGTAGATCAGATCATAGTATTCCTTTGCTGTTTAAAGATGGTAATGATGCTGCGATAGATTTAACTGGATATACAGTAGAAGCACAAGTTTGGGAAGAAACACGCACCACCAAATATGCAGATTTTACAACAACTTACACTGACCGTTCTGCTGGTTCTGTTTCTATAGCGTTGACAGACACGCAAACAGCT